AACCCTTGTCGATAACTTTGTAAAGCGAGCATTAAGTGACGTAACACAAAAACAAATCACTGACAGTTTTGCAATATCCTTTACTGATGTCGTTTCTCAAAATATGCAAGTATTTTTTAGTGATCAATATATTTCGATGTATATGATGAAAACATTATTAGACGAAGAACGAGTTGGTACGAACAGTCATGGGGAAACATTCAAAAAAATGCTACAAATCATAACTTCAAGTGGAATAAAATTATATGAACCTAAATCGGGTGATGATATTCAAAGTAAAAAGACGGAATCGATTATGGGACAATTATCTATAATACCAGTGAAGAAGGTTGAGACGACAAAGAATGAGGTAAATATGAGTGGTGGTGTTAATGTCGAAGACGCCGCAAAATTTTTGGGTTCAGTTACAAGAGTTGTATCGGATGCAACAAGTGGATTCGCAGGTAGTAGTAGTCTTCAAAACCAATCTGCTAAAGCAGCAAAATTTGGAAGCTCCATTGGAACTGCTGCTGCAGGTGCTGCAGGTGCACTTGGTTCTCTAGGAAAGTCTTTTCTAGCAGGACCTAAATCGTATGGAACAACTCCTGCAAGTGTACCTACATCGATTCCTGCAAGTGGACCTACACCGAAAGGACCTACATCGATTTCTAAAAGTAATTATTCGACGCTAGGATCGATTGCTGCTTCCAAATTAGGAGATAAAGGCCAAGGTCTATTTACATCAGCCATTAAAACTGTATTTGGTCCAGTAGTTCAAAAAATATCCGGCGAAATTGTTGAAATGGTTGAGAAAGATTTGTCATTGAAAGCATATTTTCCGCAACAAATCTCGGAAGATATTTACAACTTAGTCAAAGAAGCATTACAATTTCATCTTGCCAAACCAGAAGGTAGACAAATGTTTTTGCGTCAGATTGAACCGTTATTGAAACGCTATGTTTTTACATATACATCTTCGTCGTCGGATTTATTGACCTTATCTGTTCTACGACATTTATGCACAACTGATCCAATGAAATCGCTTTTAGAAAATATTATTAAAAAACACATTGATTTATATAATGATGGGCAACCAAACGATTACATTGAAACCGTCTATAAAACCCTATATAGTGCTATTAATGAAAGGTTGATAGAAAATAATCCGATCATGACCATGTATGAAACAATGCAATCCATGTTTACCTCTGGACAAATTGGAAAAAAGATAATTTATGATTATGATGATAATGAGAGTTTATACAAAAGAACGTTTTGCACAAGCAAGAATGATATATTATCTAAGTTAAAAATATCCGAAGAACCCCCTGCTGGACAACCACCAATTGTTGGGGATGCAAGAGCTCCACTATTGGTTGAAAATAAGGATATGCAGTCGGTTGAAAATGAGAATATGCAGTCGGTTGAAAATGAGAATATGCAGTCGGTTGAACCAAAATCTATTATTGAAACGGATTCAAATATTAACCCGGATTCAACTAATGCTACGAATACAATACCACAATTTAACTTAGATGAAGAATTATTGAAAAACACATGGGACAAATATAATGAGGTTACAGACTTGGATACACTTAAAGATGCAGTAGTTATATCAAAAAATGAACTTGAAAAATATTATATTACAGGTATGTGGAAGTTAAAAGAGCAATATCTAGGACCAAAGACATTTGATACATATAAAAATGTTATGCAAAAAATAATTGATGAGGAAAATGAAAAACTGACCAAAAAAACTGGCGGTAAACCAAAACGCGTTTCCAAAACCAAGCGCAAACGACGCACGTTTCGCAAACGAAAGACGACTCAACGTCATCTATGAAAACGATACCTTCTTTTCCAACTTTTCAAACAAATCCGATTTGTAAACTAATTTGCCCGATGGTTTATATTGATCAATGGGTGTATATTCTTTACCCACTTTTTTGAGCGGTTCTCCATTCTTGTCGTTAAACAGTTTGGCGTTCATATCTTCTTCTTCGTCTTCTTCTTTTTTCGAAATCAAATTACCAAAATGATCAATGACATTTCCCGTCTTCTTTTTGACTTCATTACGCACATACGCAGGTATCCAATGAAGCCAAGACACAAATAACGTATTCGGATGCATGTATCGTACATGAAACCCATTTTCTTCTAATTTCGTCACTAAATAGGCAATACATTCGGATTTATCATACACAGGTTCTCCAAAAATATATTCAGGAACCAAAAACCAAATGTGTTTTTCCGTTGATTTTGTTTTCGCCGTAGTATTAATGCGTTTGTGAATACGGTTTAATAATTTATTGAATATCGATACTTGTTTCAAATCCCGGCGTTGATTCTTTTCGTAGAGTTCGTCAATATTGATTTTGTGCGTGCTTTCTTCGTCGTCCACATAGAGAAAGGCCATTTTTATATTATCACGCGATAAAAAGAATAGAAAGAAAACACATATATATTATTAATGGACCAAACAATAGAACCAGTCATCTCCGATTTAGAAGTCATCTCCGATTTAGAAGTCATCTCCGATTTAGAAGTCATCTCCGATTTACAAGTCATCTCCGATTTAAAAGTCATCTCCGATTTAAATGTCATCTCCGATTTAAATGTCATCTCCGATTTAAAACCGAATATAAAACATTTAGTCATTTGCGGCGGCGGTGTTTCCGGATTTACGGCCTATCGTATGATCAAAGAACGGGCTCTTTCTGGGTTTTTATCTATGTCCAACATCCAGTCTATTTATGGCACGTCGGTGGGCGCCATTTTAGCCGTCATGCTAGCGCTTAAATATTCCTGGGAAGACATTGATGTTTACTTGGTAAAACGCCCATGGCAAAACGTATTTAAGTTTGATATTCAGTCTCTCCTCTATTCTTATGAGAACAAGGGTATTTTCGACCAAAAAGTCATACATGAAATATTAGACCCCTTGATTTTAGGGAAAGGGTTGGAGGTGGATATTACTATGCGCGAGTTATTTGAATATACTGGAATCGCAATTCACGTAAATACTACAGAACTGCATAGTTTTGAAAATATCGATATTTCCCATAAAACCCATCCGGATTGGAAAGTATGTGATGCGGTCTATTGTTCGGCATGTCTACCCATATTGTTCTCACCTTTTCTCGTGGAAGATAAATGTTATGTTGACGGGGGTGTTTGTGTCAATTATGCGCTAAATACTTGTTTGGAGAATGTGGATAATCCCGACGAAATATTCGGTATTACACTGACTCCCTTGGATCCTAACAAAAACATTGTGCGTAGCGACTCCAATTTGTTTGATCACATGTCGGTATTATTCAATAAACTTTATCATCATTCATATTTGAAAACCACACCATCCATCAAATACGAAGAACAAATTGATCAAAATAAGATTTCGATTTTTGATATTTTAGAATCGGCATCCTCGTCCCAAATGCGTGAAGAAATGATTACACCAATCAACATTTGATTTTGACATTTTGCATTATATTTCAAAAATAAGTTAAATAGAATAATATAAGTATGAATATAGAATGAACTATATAATTCTACTCCTTTGCTCTATGCTATTACCATTTTTGTCAGTGAAAGTAACTAAACCAAAACTATGCATTAACTGTAAACATTTTGTAACAGATAATAAAACCGGCGAGTTTGGTAAATGCTCTTTATTTCCAAGAAAAGAAGGGAAACTTAATTTTTTAGTTTCTGGTGTCAATAAAGATGAATATATGTATTGTACTACAGCAAGAGAATCAACTGATATGTGTGGAGAAGAAGGTAAAATGTACAAAAAGAAAAGGATTACAAAATAATCAAGGGTGTAAAATCTGCAAAATATAAGTTCTCATATACAACTTATATTTTTTATTCCGTTATGCAATGGCCGATTTGACAAATTGATCCAATGAACTTTTGGTGATTTTTGCATCAAAGTCAATGCGATTTTCACCCACCAACATGATAATTGTTGGGAATGATTCGACTTTGTATTGACTGATTAAGGCTGAAATCTGATCGTTTGGATCATTTTTATCATCTGTGCAATCAATTTCACGGCATATTATTTTATTGCCATTAATGATTTTCCCATCATATTCTTCCTTGAATTGGATCCAAATAGGTTTGGCGGCTTTGCAATGAGGGCACCAATCGGCAAAAAAGAATAATATCTCGACCGGTTTTCCTCGCGTATTGATATTGGAAATATCCGAATATTTGGTTTTGCTTTTGGGCTCACTATAGTATTTCTTATAAGCATACATTCCAACTACGATGAATAGGACTAACATGACAATTGCCATGATAATGAGACTATATCTACGAATATATCTATTATAAATTAATTCAACAAATCCGGCCATCTTGTATAATATGAATGGATAGATTATTTTATCGATTTGACCGTGTAAAAAATGGGACATTTGACCACAAAAATCACAGATTTGACCACAAAAATCACAGATTTGACCATAAAATATTTAGCAATAGACAAAATATCAATGTATTATAACTAACGAACCCCACTATGCATAAAAAAACCAGTAAAAAATTAAAAGGGCGAGTATTTACTCGAAAACATTACCAAAGTAATGATGGTATGTTGACGACGGTATGGGGTCCAAGCACATGGCATCTATTGCACACCATGAGTTTCAATTATCCCATAAATCCTTCATGCGATGATAAAAACAATTACCGCGATTTTATCCTAAATCTCCAAAACGTCTTACCTTGTGGAAAATGCCGGAAAAATCTAAAGAAAAACTTCAAAAAACTCCCCTTGTTGCTAAAACATATGGCGTGCCGCGATTCGTTCTCTAAATACGTATACCGTCTACATGAATTGGTGAATAAAATGTTGGGCAAAAAATCCGGACTCACTTATGAAGATGTACGAGAACGTTATGAACATTTCCGTTCCCGTTGCGCTAAATCTTTAGAAGAATTGAAAAAAGAACAAGAGGAGACCGAGAAAAACAAAACAGAAAACGGCTGCACAGAACCATTATACGGTGAAAAATCGAAATGTATTCTCAATATTGTTCCCCACGATGCTCCCGTGAAAACATTTAGTATAGATGAAAAATGCAAGAAGACGCGAGGAGAACCTGTTCCAGAAAATGTATAAACATTATATAATAAGAAGCATATGTCAGATTACGATACCGATGAAAAGATCGATTATGGTAAAATAATTGGGATACTTCCTGAAGAATGCACGCGTGTTCCATTCTGGACGGAGAACCCCAATGTATTGTTCGAATCGCATTATATTTTAGAGTTTTTCCCCGTCGAATCCATGTCATATGAACAAAAACTCAATGCCGTGAGTCGTTTAGTCATTTTACTCACCATCATTGGATTCATTCTTACTCGCAGTGTGCGTCTATTAATCATTTCCGCCATCACATTGTTCTCCATTCATCTATTACATTACTACCAACAAAATGAAAAAGACAAGAAAGAGTTCAAGAAGAATGATTTAGAAAAAAATGGAATTGCCGAACCATTTGAGAACCCCGCACTCGACTTGTTGAAAAAAGAGGGGGTCCCCATTAGCGACGATGTTTTTATGAAACCCAATTCCGCCAATCCATTTAGCAATGTTCTGATGAACGATTATGATTATAATCCACAGAAAAAACCCGCCCCACCCATTGCCAAATCTGCAGTGAGTGCGAGTATTTTAGACGAAGCCAAACAACTCGTAAAAACGCTGAATCCTGACCAGCCCGATATTGCCGATAAACTCTTCAAAGATTTAGGCGAACAATATACTTTCGAACAATCATTGCGACCCTTTTATTCTACTGCCAATACCACCATCCCCAATGATCAAGATGGCTTTGCCAAGTTTTGCTATGGTAGTATGATATCATGCAAAGAAGGTAATCAATTTGCTTGCGCCCGTAATTTATCGCGCCATGCCAACAATTAGACACCCTTTCCGCACTTTTTATTATATATAAATAGTATAATAAGAAGAATGACTTCCTTGAATTACATGTTCCAAAATATGGGTCGTATTGGAATGGATGCCACCGATAAAACCCAACAAACCATGTATAATACACGCATTGCAAACTATTCACTTTCCAATTTTTTCAGTGAATCCGCATCCGATTCCCATGTCAATTTTGCCACTACTCAACCAAACGTCAACTTCAACGGTGTCAATGGAGGAAGTGGTGTTGGCGGCGGTGTTGTTGATTACGAATCTTTGCTGAAAATCAGCAACGAACAAGAGCGTTCTTTGGAAAAAGTCCAATTAATGCAACGTCCTTTTGCCACTGTTCCTTATTTAGGAAAAGGGGCTGGTAATCCTGACATTGAATCCCAATTACAGCAAGGCGAATACGTGAACCACCAAAAATCCATCAATACCATCATGGAAAAATCGTTTATGCCATATTCAATGCATCTAACTGATAGTCACATGGAAGAACGCGTTCACAATCCTAGTTATACCATTGAAGAAGCCGCATTAAACGGTTGGGTTCGTGGTGGAGTAGATACTCGTAAAAGTGCATCGAAGAAATAAAGACCCATAGCGTAAAACCATATAAACATTGGTTATCATTTGTATTATATCATGTATAATACAAGTCTGGAAGTCAATTATGATCACGACGATCAATACCGGGCATTATTAAGCCAAGTTTTTTATTCAGAATCATTGGAATATACAGATACTATTACTACTGGAATGGATTATTTATGGGAAAAAACCAAGAGTTGTCCGCTTTTTATAAAATTGTATGTGTTGGGTGCCGCGAAACTCATGTCGGAAGATCCTTCTATGGGATTGGCGATTATGTTGTCCTACGATTATTTTTCGGATTTTCATATTTTACTAAGGGAATGGTTTCGCGAACCGGAGACCGTTACGGAATCGTCTATTCAATATCAAAAGTTGTGCGAAATGTTGTCCAAAAAATAAACCAGTGTATAATATATAGAATGGCATCAACCCGAACTAAAAATACAATTGGAAATTATGATTTAGAACAATGGTCGAATCAGTCACAAGTTGGATACAATACATCTATTGTTTATGGTGCTGCACCACAAACCATGTTGCCGGGCGATGGATTATTGGCAGGTAATGTCTCGCGAACCCAATTGGCACACAATTCATGTGATGTAGAATCGTCGCTTTTTGGCATTGGATCCACCAATTTAGTGCAGGCTCGTCCGGAAATTGTCCCGGAAATTGCCCATTTGAAGAGTTTGAATGTCATGGATCGTCTTCCTATTATGGTTCCTAGTCCTTTGATTGTGGAGTCGAATCAACGTCCATTGCGTCGTTAGACGAAGTACCATTAGACGAAGTACCGTTAAGACGTCGTTTTTGAGTATAATTACGAATTGATTTCATATGATTCTTGAATGTTTTTACTAGGGAATGGATATGGGGTTTTTTTGGAAATGGCTCTTCTTCTTCAGGAATTGATTCTTGGAGATTTGTTGGATTTTCTTCACTTGGTATCATATTTGATAAAGCATCAACTATGTTATTTGGCGGTGTTTCTTTTGCTAATGGAAGATTCTCGATGGGCGCCATTTCGAGTTCATACAATTCGGGATATTGTTTGATTGTCCCATCTTGTAAATACTCGATCGGTATTTTTATAATAGCCATTGCATATTTATTCATTTGGGAATAAATATACAGATTCCTTTATGTGTATTTTAGAGGGTTTTGATTTATGAAAACTTGACAATAATCTTGACATCCTCCTTTTTAATACATTTGCATGCCGATACCGACAATTCTTCGCGTTTCTTACGTGTTTTAGTATTGTCAGTGTCGTCATAGCGTTTAGCCGTGCTATTGCGGTTGTTCATGTCCCCTTCAATATCCGAATAATTTGCTTTGATAAAATCGATAATATTGTTCTCGATTGCCCATTTGAAGAAATTGAGTTGACCAATGGTCGTCTCCATATATTTCTCGTCGTCGTAGGGAATCGTAATACGCTCCCAGCGACAAAATGGATCGAAACGACGTTTACTGTAAGCTTTTAATTTCAGTTTGTAATCATTGTAGACTTTGAATCGAACCGTTTCGATTTCACCATTGAGTCGTCGAGATGGCAAATCATAGACTGTATAATACTTTTTGGCGTAGTTTGTGACAAACCAATCGACAATTCGTAGTGAGATTTTAGTTTCGCCATTGATTATACTCATCATTTTGTGAATATGATCGGTGTTCTGGTAAAAATCCATCAGATTTTTCATTAGTAAATCATTTTGGGTATTTAAATGGTTGGTTGTATAAGCACTCATCGGTATGAAAATAATAACGCTTTTTTTTAAGTGGATTTTACAGATGAATATAATGGTTGGTGGGATTAGTTTAATGACCGATGTCATTCCGTGATACACCCTTTCCTATATAAATATGAACCACTTATGGCTCATATTTATATTAACATATCTATACTATGAATGTGTCTAATTGCCACTGCATATATGCAGCGCTTAATTTGAATATGCAATACCGGCCATGCCACTCATGACTCTTAATACGTTGTAATTGACTGCATATACTCTGACCTTAGCAGTGGATGTGCCTGAAACTGTTGCGGCAGAAAGGACAAGTTGTAAGACAGCATTGTCAATTCTGGAGAAGTTGCACGAACCACTTGGTTGATGCTCTTCTGGGCGTAAGGCGAATGAGTATACGTTGATACCTGTGTCTGGGGCACGGGTATGATGTTGGTATGGTTGAACAACATCAAAGTATGATCCTTCACGCTCAGAGAATCTGTCTTGGCCGTTAAGTTGTAACTTGGCAGTGACAACTGGGTTCTCGCCCCAACAGTGCATGTCAAGAGCAGTCTCAGAAAGGACGAATGTTCCGGCATCAGATACACCTGATTCAGGACCAGAAGTACCAATACCACTCCAGATGGCGTTGTTGCCTGAAATATCACCAGCGCCAGCCATCTGGAATAGACCAGATGAGGTGATGAATGCATTAACACCGGATGTCTCAGCTGGACCACCGAATGCATGGATAGCATTTGGTAGGGCATCAATGGCATCAGTGTAGTTGAATGGTTGAGCACCTAATGTCTTGTATAAGACATTTCCACCCTCAAGGGATGAGCAGTAATCAACGTTGGCATCAGGTTGAACAACCCAGACCAATTCCTTGCAAGGATGGTTGAAGTTCAACTTGATCTTGTTTGATGAACTACCAACTGATTCATCACCTGTGAATTGAACTTGCTCAATTAAGTACTCGTGTGGGTTTTGTGCCATCTTTCTGCGCTCATCAGAGTCAAGGAAGACATAGTCGACGTAAAGGGAAGCGGCAACAAGGGATGATTGGTAAGCAGTGGATACTGATTGAGTAGCAGATGTTGCTGCTAATGATTTAACGGCCCACAAGCACTCACCAATTGGTCTAAAATCGATGTTGATCTTGACTTCGTGGTATTGAAGGGCGATCAAAGGAAGAGCAAGTCCAGGGTTGCGGCAGAACCAGAAAAGAAGAGGAACGTAAAGGGTTGTCTCAGGTAGAGCGTTTCTTGGTGCGCAAACTTGGGATGGTCCACCGGATGAAGCACATGGGCCTGATACGTTGGCAAATGTTGGATTAGTGATGTATGTTAGCTGGGTGGTTTGGCCAACCATCTTGAAGTATCCTCTTAGTTGCTCAGATGACATGGTAAGTTGGTTCCAGATGTGCATCCAATCACCGTATTGACGATCGACTCTTTGACCACCAATCTCGACCTCAACTTGAGCAATAAGTTGCTCACCGACAAAGTCTAACCAACGGGCATAGACATCACCAGATGCTCCCTTCATGTCTTGGTTGATTTCAGGTAAAGTGACTTGTAAGTAGGTCTTGTATGCAAGATCACCATTTCTGGAGATTGTGCATGTAACACGACGACCGAAATCGGCTTGTCCGGAGAATGTTTGTTCAATGGATTCCATTGCAAAGTTTGTGTGTCTGCGGTATGATACCTTCCAGAATGTGATTTCTGGTGTTCCAGTTAAGAAGACGTCTTGGGCGCCGTAAGCGACTAGTTGCATTAAACCTCCTGCCATTTTTAGGGGATTATATATTTGCTAAAGATAATAATTTCGGGAAAAATCGCATTAAATAGAATAAGCACGTTAATGCGATTCTGCAATCGGATCATTATCATACGTATTATGCTAATGAATTATCTATCAAGTATCGACATTTGCTCACAATAAAATACCCCGCGTTCTCCCCCTTTTTCGTCTAAATATTTTCCGGAATCGTTTTCATATTTTCCAAAATAAATCTTTCTAAATATTCTTCTTGGAAGATCTCCCTTTTGTTCTCGTGCTTTTTGGAGAATATAAATGTATCATTCGATTTTTTTACAGACCATCCTTGCTCTAAAGCATTCGATATAAACATCATTTTCTGGAACGTCTTCTTGTTCATGGTAATATTGGTCGGATATTCAATGGCCGTTTGCATATACTATAAAAATAGATTGAGAAACATAGGGTTTTAACGCCTTTTGATAATCTTATCATAGGCAACATCATACCAATAACTAAAGAATGTTTTTCGACTTGTGTTTGTCCCATCTATGTATCCATTTCCCACCAGTTCGTAGATTTTATAGAGATTCATACTATTCATCAGCAACCATGTATAATACAATACAACCATTGTGAGTGTTGCAATGATGGATGTTCTCGATATGGATGGTGATCGAACAATCATATACCAAATGGGTAATCCTTTGATAATACTATTGATAATGATAAACTTGATAATATTGTATG